GAAGCAGGTAAGCACGGCTACGAACTAAGACTATCTAAAGTAGGTCATAGAGAAGAAACAATCTTCACGTATGAAATGAAAAGAGCAGGATGGAGATTAGTAGTATTGACTGGTGTTAAGACCTGGCACATGCGTTATGGAGCTGGTGGTATTAGAAGTGATAATCAAATTAAACAGTTTCAAGATGATGAAAATATATTCATAGAATATATTAAAAAATGGAATATAAAAACTAAACCTGTTAAGGTTATTCCATTAGATAGCGGTATTGGTGATCACTATGCTTTTAGAAGCGCATTACCTGCTATAAAAGAAAAACACAAACACGCAAAACTTGTTATAGGTGCTTGTTACCCTGCTGTTTTTGAGGGGGAAGAAGGTATTGAAGTAATAAGCTTAGCGGACTGTGCAGCATTTGTAAAAGTAGAAGAGTATAATATATATGCTTGGATGGATCACATGAATTGGAAAAAATCTTTAACAGAAGCCTATAAAGCAGCATACGCAACATGAAACAAGTACTAATAAGTCCATACGCCCAAGCTTTACGCAACGGCAATACAAACCCTAAGAACTTTCCATATTGGAAAGAATTAGTAGCGTTAATGAATAATGCTGGTATCAAGGTTGTTCAAATAGGCTCTTCCAAAGATGTAGTAGTAGAGGGAGTAACAGATTTTAGGCAAAACTTGTCTCTAACTCAAATAAAAGACCTTGTTAATGAGAGTGATACTTGGATATCTGTAGATAGTTTCTTACAACATCTATGTGCATATTATAAACTCAAACGAGGTATTGTTATATTCAGTCAATCAGACCCTAAAATCTTTGGATATACCCGTAACCTTAATATGTTAAAGAGTGAGCGTTATCTAAGAGAAAAGCAATTTTGGTTGTGGGAACAATGTGATTATATTCAAGATGCATTTGTTAGTGCTCAAGAAGTAATGGATACCTTATTAAAATTATTAGATGCTAAGTAAGTATTAGCGATATGGCTAATCCTTCCAGCACTGTAGGTCCTGCAGACTTTCTATCTACTAATTTAAATAATAGAATTAAAAGCTATGATATGCTTGCAGAGCGTATCTTCTTTCAACTCGGTGCACCTGTAATTAACCTTGAAATTGCGTGCGTGGCAGCATATGACATGATTGCATATGCTATTGAAATGTATACAAAGTTTACTCCAGGCACGGAAGAACTAATCGTATTTGATAGCAATCTCTATACAGGCGGTCAGGGTATAAGAATGGACACGCTTATTAATAATACTTTAAACCCAGAAGTATCTGCCTTAAGTTCTACATTTCAATCCGGTTGGGATGTCGATTTAAACGATTACAGAAAAGTAATCGATGTTACTTCATTTACTGTTGGTACTAATAACGGTGTTAATACGCTGTTTACTATTGAACAATCAATGGCACAACAAATGCACTTTGCTTATAGTTTAGGTAGTAAGGCGTTTGACGTTATTTCGTGGCACATCTTAAAAGACTGGTTAAAGACTCGTGAAAAGGTGTTTGCACAACAACCTTATTTTAGATTTGATCCACGTACTCAAGTTTTACGTATTACACCAGATCCAGTAGTAGCAGCTAATACTGATCGGTATTGGGCTACAGTTAGTTGTAGAGTAGAAAGACCTATTAAAGATCTTGTTAAAGAGCGCTGGGTAATGGAGTATGCTAAAGCACTTATAAAGATTAATATCGCTAATACGCGTGGTAAATTCAGCGGTACACAATTATTTGGTAGTGGTACACTACAATACGATACGTTAATGACACAAGGTGTTACTGAAAAGAAAGACCTTGAAGATCAGTTAATGAACACACGTCAAGAGGATCAAGAACCTCCCGGATTTTTTATGGGCTGAACTTGTTCTTTATCAAGTAGTTATACGTTTAAGTCTATAACCTTTTCGAGTTGGGCCGCCAATATTATTATACAGCTCGCAAGCAGAACTATCATCCATTATACCAGTCAACTTAACCTCTTTAAATGTATAAAAAGGACCAAGCTTTTCTTTTTTATTAATAAGAAAAAACGGTGTAGTATTGCAACGCTTTCTGGCAGGCTTTTTTATGGGGTAGTTATTGAGCGCCTGGAAGCGCGCTTGGTGCCCCGCCCGCTGCTTCAGGTCCTGCTGGAGCCTCTCCACCCGCTGGTGCTTCACCGCCTGCTGGTGCTCCACCACCTTGAGGTGGTAATGCGCTTCCACCACCGCCCGGTCCAGGACCAAATGCTGGAGGTGTACCACCGCCGCCCCCACCACCACCGCCACCTTCACTACCTGCTGCACCACCACCGGTAATACCTTGACGCCAGTTAGTACCAGCATTAGTGATTTGAGTTAATTCAAACGTAAAGGCAGCATCTTTCTTTTGCCACTCTCTATTAACCTTTAAGTCTTCGTCTGTCCAGTTCATATACTTCTTTAAAGCATATGATTTTGATACAGCTTCTGTTTGAATAATATCGCTTAATGTCTTAAACTTTAGCTCATGTATTTGAGCTTCTCTTGCAGCATGGAAATACGTAGGCGGGTTAAATGCAACGTTAATATCGTGATCTTTAAGCTTGTACTGATCCCACAAACCTTTTAACTTTAAATGCGATATAAACGTTTCTTTTAATGTAGAAGCAAATTGACGTTGAAAACGTATAATAAGTAAAGCGAACTTAAGTTCTTCTCTTAAAATTTCAGTACCATCAGCAAACTTAGCTTCTGGATCTAAACGACTTGTTGGTACACGTAAGGCTTTATATAACTTCTTAACAAAGTAATTTAAATCATCTAATTGACCTAAGTTTGCACCACCTTGTAGTTGTGTAACATCTGTACCACTTCCATCTGGTCTTTTTGCAAACCAATAGCTATCTAACATGGATTGTGGATCATACACATTAACATTTGCACCTTGATCGTTGTCGTATGTTCTACGAGACCAGTAATTTTGCATTAAGCGCTTCATATACGCTTCTGCTTTAGGTCCAGGCATATTACCAACGTCTACTTTAAATACTAAGCGCTCTGGTGCTCTAACTAAACGATAAACAACAATACTATCTTCAATTAAGCTTAATTGTTTATATGCTCTACGTGCCACTTCAAGATATGGTAAACGAATCGTTTTGTGTTCGTTCCATACATGAGAATGAAAATACGTAACCTGGTGACGCTCTAAAGGTATTAATTCTTGTTTTGTTGTGTATCTATTGTTTGTATCTATATCGATTTTAGGTTTACGCAGTAAGAACCCTTTAATTAACATATTTTGAATGTTATCGTATATAGGGTTAATATATTCTGTAGGTATTTGAACAACACCAATAATACCAGCGTCTTTTTTGTTCTCGTTAATTACGTTTTCAAAAAACAACTCAGCATCAATAAGAATTGCTCTAATGTACTCGAAGCCTTTATTCTCTAAATTAAACTGTTCAATTAAACTGTGAAAGTTCTTTTGTAGTTCTTTAACAATGACTTCGTCTTTACCTTCAGACACTTTTAAGTTTATGTACTTTCCTTTTTCATCTTTTACTAAAAATTCATCTGAAATTTCATCCAGTGCATGACTAATTTCTGCATAAGAAGCCATAACACGATAATCAGCAATACGCTTTGGTTTATCTGTATCTACTAACGCATAAAGGTAATCATGATATGCTTTATTAATGACAACTCCCTCTAAAGAAGGAATCATTGGATTATCTTGTGCGGTAGATACTGCCTGTTTGTATACTTTTTCTTTAGCAGAACTACCTATCTTATAGAAATCTTCAAACTTAGGGTTTAATTCCTTTACGTTGTTAATTACTTGATTATTACCTGTATACGGTAACCTATTAACAAGGTTGTTAAATGACCTTGTAAAGAAATTGGGTTGTACGTTGTCAGCCATTGTTAATATTTACACTGTTAAACGTTATTATATACTGGATTTGTTAAATTACCACTGCTTTGTTGTTGTACCGAGTATTTGGAAAAATGGTAAAGTAGAACTATAAGCCGTAAAAGGAGCTGTCGCAGATGCAGCAGTATGGTCTGTATTAAAGCTTGTAGCAACATAACCGCCCATGTTTGGCCAAGTCGACGTACCTGTTATTAAGTATTAACTACTTGTATACCTGAAATATAAGGGTATTGAGTTGAATAGTGAATATTATATGCACTATTAGATAGGAATGTGTAGCCAGCATCGTTTGCAATAATTATATCAAAATAACCTGTTGCAGAAGGAGCGGGGTAATTTAATGAGATAAAATTATCATTTAAAGGTATGTAGTCTGTAATAGGTACAACCCCTGTAAGTGTGGGGTAAGAAAGAGATAACATATCTGTAGAAACAAATGGTGTAAATGTTGTACCGTTACCAAACATAGTGTGTGTATTTGCGCTTAAAAATACACTATTAGTGTGAGATAGCATGTTACCGTGTATGCCTATATTACCAGATAAGCCTTGATGTGTGATCCATCTACTAACGTATGGTAATTGTGGTACAGCAGACACAACAAACGATTCTGTATATTCAGGGTTAACTAAAGATTCGTAGCTTTCTAATAAAGGTACTGCTGATACAGGATTAAAGTTAGTATCTATTTTAAATATTCTACCCTTTGTGTTGGCGTCTGCTTTAAACAACCATCCTTTAATCGTAAATGATGTGTCGCATGTAACCCGGGTTGGTTGTGAAGCGTTTTGATCGGTTGGGTACGTCATATTAAGAGTACCATTCCAAAGTACATCTGAACGAATCTCAATACCAGTCATACCTTCTCTTTGCCACGAAATAACAAAATAAGGATCACTATATGGAACAAAATTACTTAAAATCTGATCCATGTCGTTTTGAAAACGAGTCATAATACTAACATTAACCTCAATATTAACCGGTACCGGTTGAAGGTTTTGGTTAGAAGTAGAAACACCACCCGTGTTAGGGTTTAAATTAAATTGACCGTATATTTTATTAAATACTCGATTCTGATCCCTGGAAATATTAGATATCCAAAACGCAACAGCCGGTAGAGTAAAGTTTTGAGCTTTATCTATTAAGTCAAACAACACTCTCTGCTTAGGTGCATATACATAACGAACAGCTACGTTGTTACCCACTTTACCATTGTTATCATAACGCTTTACTATCGCTCCGTCAAATGCCTGGAGAAATTGCGTTAATAAATCCCTTACCTCCCAATGATATGTATAATTCTGCACTTATATACTTATACAATACGATCTAAGAAGTGTTTGGGTAAGATCTTCTTATTATCTATTATAGTTTTAGCGGATAAACCGTCTAATATGTAAGTTACGCTTTCATCTTCTACGCTTCTGGTACATCTACCGCAGGCCTGTATTAATGCAATAAACATGCGCATTTTATACCAACCTGGATCCTCTTCAAAAAGCTTTTTAACACGTTTACCACCTAAAGAAGGGTAAGGTAGTTTTATAATAATCTGCCACTTACCCAAATCGCCTTTTAAGTCTAACCCCATAGTTAATGAAGGACTCACTAAAACAGTATCATCCGGTCTTAACATATGTTCTTTAATAATGTCTTCATTGGTTGTACCTTCTTCTCTACATAGGTACCTTTTACCTTTAAGTTTTCTTTGTACAGCTTGAGTAATAGCAAATGAATGCGTATGAACAATACCTTTCTCACCTTTATGGCTATCAGCTAATGTATGAGCTATATCTAATACGGGTGGTAAGTTCTTTTCCATTAACTTATGATTCAACGGGAACTTGGTATGACAATAAATAGGGCTCTTTTTAGGGTCAAATGTAGATTCAATCTCTACATATTCAAAATCAGTAATACCTAATGTCTTTGCAAATATGTTTTTATCTACAATAGTTGCACTCATTAAGATTACGGTTTCAGCATAATCAAACAAACAGCCACTAAGCTTATCAATCTTTAGAGGGGTAAAAATAGCTTTCTCAGCATCTTTTTCGATAATGTATTGTGTATCTTCCCAATGATCAATAGTATTAATAATAGATTCATACAGATCTTTTCTGAACTGCTGTTGTATGAGCTCCATTTTGTTATTATCGTAGCGAGAACGATTAGCTTTAGAATCAATACCTTCTTTTATAGAAGAAGCTAAATCTGTTAACCAACCAAGTGCTTTGTTTGGGTTATCTGTAGTTAGTTTACTAAACTCTATATCACTCTGTGTTAATCTACGATAATCAATAACTGTAGAGAAGTTCTTTACAATTTCGTCTTCTAACTCAGAACACTCGTCTGCTACTATAACTTGTCTATGTTTTAAATGATTGGGTAGATTAAAAAAAGAAGCGTAATTTAATACTGTAAACTTTTCTATTAAAGCACTATTACGAGATTCATAATATGGACATCTATGTTCTTCCCAGCACTCCTTTCTCATCTTTTGTGCAATTACACACGGTGCAAAGTCTACAGTAAAGCTCTCATCCACATCACACTGATAATTACTCTTACCTTTAAATATAGACGACTCGTTAAATAGCTCTTTATACTGATTTTGTAGTGCTTTGGTAGTGGTTAAAGCAAATAAACCGTGCACCGGAAACCGAGCCATCACATCAATATAGTCTTCATCATAAGCATGGTAATTAAACACTAAGTTCTTAAATTCAGTATCACATTCATCTGTTGCATTGGCAAGTGTCTTGCTTATAAATGATTTACCTGAACCAGTAGGAGCCTGTACTATAATAAACTTCTTTCCTTTCTTTATAGCTGTCTCAATATCCTGTAGGCCTTTTATTTGATGAGGCCTCGGGTTATATCCCGCAGGAAAATAATCTAACAAAGGTTTAATAAGGTCCATTTAATAATAATAGACCCTATTTAAATTAGTTCAATGACGAAATTGTAAGAGTCGTATTAAAAAATTTACATTTCTTAACTTGATTGGTAGCTTTCAAATTAACTAACAATTCAAAATCTTGTTCCGCCAGGGATTCAAGCGTGTAATCAAAAATTAACTTATTTGGTTCTCTTTTTATGTTAAAAGGGAAAGGAATTTCAAATGTTTCCTTTTTCTTTTCGGTAAGCATTATAAGAGATAAATAACATCCAGAAAGTTTAAAGTTAATAAGTTTTCCCTTTTTGTATTGCTTACTTCTAAGGGTTAAAACTATATTTTTTTGAAAGTAATTTTTAAGGTCGTTATCGATATTATTAAGCATTTTATTTGTCCATAAACCGTTCTTTATCGGCTGTAGACATTCTACTTAATACCTCACTGAAATATTTCCAGAACTGTTCTGGTGGTGTTGTAGGTATAACACTAACAACATCAGCAGATTCTGCAGGCACTAACCTATAATCTTGCATAAAAATATCCCAAGTTAGTACTAATCCTTTAGTCTGTGGATTGAATTTAAGATGCCCGGTGGCTGGTTTAAAGTTAAGCGCAGTCCTTCCAGCTGAACTATTTAGCAAAATAGTATCATTAGTAGCAAGCATTCTTCTTGTAATAGGCTCGCCAGTAACAGGGCGTCTTCTGACAAATTTAATTTCTACAGCATTCTTCGAAAGTAGGGCTGCTAATGCTGTTTGAGAAACTCTCATTTAACATACTTATCGTATGTATCTTCAGGTTCCGCTACACCAAAAATACGATCTTCATTGAGAAACACAATATTTTTTAGGTTATTAACGTTACTTGCTTTTAGCCCGAAAGTGCTTGGAAAAATAACATGCTGACCAGGTTTAACCTTTGCACGTGGTCCTGCTAAAATTACTTTAGCTACACGCCATGCCTGATTAACAGCATTAATAGGTATCCAGATGTCACCTCTACGAATCATTGTACCATCATCATTTGTATCTGCAAATTGACAAAAGAGAATGTCGTCTAATACTGAAGTAAGTTTCCAGCTTTTAAGATTTAAATCACTATTTGCATAGTCTTCAAGTCTTACCATGCCTTTTGTAAGATCTGTCTCAACTGCCTCATTAGCTTCAAGGGCTTTGTTTTGATCGGCTTGGTTTAAACCACTCTGCTTAATATCTCTCTCAATCTTGTGTTGTAGGCTTTTTTTCATTTGGTAATTTTAAATTAAATAATTCTATATATTGATTTACTTCTCTTGCTGAAATTTCAAGGTGATTGGCAAGGGTCTTTACAGCTTGTTTACTATTAGTAACGGATTCAGTTTCTTTTTTCTTCTTTATATAAGAAGTGCGTTTAAATTTACATGCAGGTATAACTCCATGTAAATAATTAAACCATGCAGTATTATTATCTAATACTGGCCACACTCTATTGCTTGTCTGGTTAACAAGATTAGATACTTGCGGTGAATACATAGAGCACCACCGCTGTATCAAATAAGGTTGAAACTCTTTTACTTCGTCAATATTAGAAGTATCAAGTCCCTTAGTCTTAAAAAGTATTTTGTTTAAATATTCGAACATTAAACAGTAATCTTAGTT